TGGCATAATGGCTATTGAACTGATCGACTTATGGAAAGCTGCGTGGCAACAGACTGAAGCACAACGCGCTGAGTATGATCTCAGCACGTCCGGTACATGGCGTGTAGCCAATGCTAAGCGTGACCCAGAGGATGGTGACTGGTGGTACACCCATGGTTACAAGTTCTTCGCTAACTGGGTTGAGTGGCGTAAGCAGAACGAGGATGTGTGGGAGATTGCCAAGTTAGAAGATGGCAGACCAGCAGTAGAACTAGATATATCAGTAGAGATCGCAGGGTTACCGGTAAAGATGTATCTGGACCGAGTAATGCGACACAAAGCTACAGGTGTCTACGCAGTGCTCGACATCAAGACGGGCAAAACTACACCCCGAGATGGACTTCAGCCCGCCTTCTATCGTTATGGGTTGAAGAAGAACTTTGGCATCCAAGCTGACATAGGTTATTATTGGATGGCAAGAAAACAGGAAGTGTCAGCACCTCTCGATCTGACCATCTTTACAGATGACATGATCGAATCGCTGGTTGGCATGTTCGATAAAGCCAGAAAGAGTGGTATCTTTATGGCGAACTTAGATGCTTGTGGCATGTGCGGATACGCCGCAGAATGCGAATGGAACCCAAAGGAGAAGCAATGAGCAGTACAGAAGCACGAATCAGTATCACCGTCAAGACTACTATTGGTAGTCTCGTAACAGTACGCGCTGAATCAGAACAAGAACTCGATAACGTTATTGCGTTAGCGCTTGAGTCAATCAAGTCAGCAGTAACAGAACTTGAAGCATCAGTCGCAGGTCGATCAGCTGCACAAGCACCTATCGTTGGGCTTACACCTAACGCACAGAGCCTATTGCAGTCATCACTAGGTGCAACAGTGGTACAGGACGTCCCACCTTTTAACCCAGCTCCTGCAGCAGGGGGTGGTCGTAACTGCAAGCATGGAAAGATGACAGGTATTCAAGGTGCGTCTAAAGATGGTGGTATCTATAAAGGTTACTTCTGTCCATCACCGCAAGGAACTGTCGACAAGTGCAAGACACAGTACCTACAGAAGCATGACCCAGAGTTCGTCATGTTCGTGGCAGATCGCATTAAGTAATGAAAACCTTACGACGATCCGTTCGTAAAGCAGAAGTTGGAGGGGAGCCTTTACCGGCTCCCTTTCAAGCTTTCGAGAGAGCCGGAATCGTTCTTCGTCGTGCTGAAGTTACAGTCATCGCCGGTACACCCGGCGCTGGTAAATCTTCTATTGCCTTAGCGATTGCTTCTCGATTGAAACAACCTGTCCTTTACTTCTCAGCTGATACCAATGCTCACACCATGGCTATGCGACTTATCGCTATGTCAGGGAAGATGACACAACAGCAAGCAGAGAACACCATCAAAGCCAACCCTGATCTCGCAGAACAGATTCTGCAGGATAACAGCCACATCTATTGGTCCTTTGAGTCTAGTCCTAGCCTTCGAGACATCGACGAAGAAGTCAGTGCCTTTGAGACTATCTGGGGTAGATCACCTACCATGATCGTGGTAGATAACCTTATGGACATCACAATGGATGGCTTCGAGGAGTTTGCTGCTATGCGTCAGATTATGAAAGAGTTAAAGTTCCTAGCCCGTGATACCAACGCCTCAGTGCTGGTCTTGCACCACACTCAGGAGGGTTCACCGGGTCATCCTTGCCAGCCACGCTCAGCGTTGCAGGGTAAGGTTGCACAGGTACCAGCGATGGTCTTAACCATCGGTACCTACATGCTGCCTACTGGACTCGATCAGTACATGTGCATAGCACCTGTCAAGAATCGCTACGGAAGAGCAGACCAAACCGGCAATACTTATGTACAATTAGTCTTCGACCCAGAGTCGATGTACTTGGAAGATGTAATGCGTACCTACGATCAAGAGGAGATGATGGTTGTATGAGTAACGCAGCTAAAGCAAAGGGTTCTAAGGCAGAACTAGACGTCGTTAAATGGCTAAAGGAACGAGGATTCCCTTATACAGATAGACGATTAGCTGGTGCTACTTTAGACAAAGGAGACATCTCCGGGGTACTTGGTGTCACTATTGAGATCAAGAACCACGCGACGATGAATCTAGGTGGGTGGGTTGCAGAACTAGAGCTGGAGATGTCCAACGATAAAGCTTGGACGGGAACAGTTCTGCATAAGCGCAAGGGGAAAGCTGATGTAGGAGAATGGTACTGCACCCAACCCGCACATATTTGGATCGAACTTCTAAAGAGAGCGATGAAGAATGACGGACAAACACAGCATTGAAGACTTCTTGCACCACATAGGTGCGACAGTACCAGCTAGAGGACACGGTTGGAGAAAGATGAAGTGTCCATACCACGATGATCGTAACGCGAGCGCAGCCGTGAACTTTGACCTTAACAGGTTCAAGTGTCACGGTTGTGACGTAGCAGGAGATACATACGATCTAATACGCAAAGAGAGAGGCGGTACATTAAGTGAAGCTATCGAGTTCGCATCGAGCATTTCTGCAGAAGGCCACAATCCAGTATTCAAAACACATAGGCCAAGCGGAGGAGTATCTCGCAACACGGGGTCTCTCGGTCGACGAAGCCCGAGCGTTTGGACTGGGAGTAGTCGTAGATCCGCTTCCTAGTCACGAAGCAATCGTAGGACGTTTAACTATTCCTTACCTCACGCCTAGTGGCGTGGTAGACATTCGTACAAGATCTATGCACGGGGAAGAGCCTAAGTACCTTGGTTTACCCGGTGCCGAAACAACTATGTACAACACTAATGCAGTCTTTACAGCCACGAAGTACATCTGCCTCACTGAAGGTGAGTTTGATTGTATAATGATGACTACAAAGACAGCGCATCCAACGGTAGGACTACCCGGGGCTTCGTCATGGAAGCCACATTACGGACGTATCTTGGATGATTTCGACATTGTGATCGTGTTAGCTGACGGTGACAAGGCTGGTAGTGAGATGGGCAAGAAGGTTGGTAGAGAACTCTCCAACGTGAATGTCATCCCAATGCCCGAGGGAGAAGACGTAAATAGCGTCATACTAAAGTATGGAAAGGACTGGATCGATGAGCGAATCAGAGATTGTATTACCGCTGGATAGGAGCATCTGGAAACATGTCAGAACAATGGAAGCATCGATTGGGATTCCCATCTCGGACGATAAAGTATTGGATCTTTTTGGTTCTCTTTACGACATTTATTTTGCTTATGAGACAGACCGCAAAAAAGGAGAAGACCTACTGATTGCATTGACGGCGCTGCTTGTTGCAGCACCTCTAGGTCAAGGCAAGGCAGTCTGGGATAAGCTCAATGAACGCAAGGTAGACATGACCAACTTTGAGTTTAAGGCAGCTGAAGATGCTGATAGGTCTTAGCGGATACGCACAGTCGGGTAAGGATTCAGTAGCCGAGGTTCTCGTAAGAGACTTCGGCTTTATCCGTATTGCCTTTGCCGATAAGATCAAAGAACTCCTCTACGAGATTAACCCCTATTTTGGATACCATCTTAAAGATGCGGTAGACATGGGTGGTGGCTGGGATAAAGTCAAACAATATCCTGAAGTGCGAAGATTATTGCAAACTCTAGGCGTAGGTGCTCGCACTGTCTTTGGTGAAGACTTCTGGGTCAAGCAAGCAATGGCTCAAATGGTTGACCCCCTTAGGTACGACTATGTAATTACAGATGTACGCTTTCCTAACGAGATGGAAGCTATCTGGGCATTGAATGGAAAGATCTGGCGTGTAGAGCGTCCGGGTGTTGGTCCGGTCAACGATCACATCTCAGAGCATGCAAGCAAGGAAATCGAAGAAGACTGCTACATCAGCAATTCAGGTACCTTAAAAACCCTACAAGGAACCGTACGTAATCTCATGCGACAAGTAGGATAAATCTCACAATACGGACATCTGCTGTGTCATACTTCTCACACCGACTAAATGGTCGGTGGAGAGGTAGACCGCATGAAGAAGATCGTAGTACTAAGCGACATCCAATACCCATACCACGACCCTAAAGCGATCAAGACCGTTATTGACTTTGTTAAGCATGAGAAGCCAGATGAACTATGGTGCGTAGGAGATGAGCTTGACGCTCCTCAGCCAAGTCGTTGGAACAAAGGAATGCGTGGAGAATACAATGACACGCTACAAGATGACATAGATGGCTTGCATGACTTAATGCTCGACTTCCGTATCGCCCTTGGTTGGAATAAAAAGTTTGTAATTCAACGCAGCAACCATACGGATCGCATCGAGACGTACATCAACAAGTACGCTCCTGCCCTTAATAGTCTTCGTAGTACTAAAGTCGAAAAGCTTATCGGTTATGATGAGCTTAAGATCCAATACCTTCACGGGTTCAAGGAGCTTCTCCCCGGATGGGTAATGGCACATGGAGATGAAGGTCGCTCCGTCCAGACTCCCGGCAGCACAGCTATGAGCCTTGCGAAGAAACTTGGCAAGAGCGTTGTATGCGGGCACACTCATAAGCTCGGCTTGCAACACGAAACTACCGGACTCAATGGAGATACCAATACTATCTTCGGGCTTGAGGTCGGTCACCTTATGGATATTAAGCAGGCATCCTACCTTACAAGTGGTATCGCTAACTGGCAGCAAGGTATCGGTATCTTGGTTGAACATAACCGAAAGGTTACACCCTATGCAGTACCTATTGTCAAGGGAGAAATCCAACTTCCATGAAGCAAGACGATAGCTGGGTAGAGGAATACTCCGAGATGGTCTCAAAACTGGCTCAGGAGTACAAGAGACGCTATTACGTCTTAGAGATCAATGACATTAAGCAAGAGATGTTTATGTGGTTTGTAAGCCATCCTCGCAAGTTTAAGGAGTGGCAGTCATACCCAGAGAAAGAGCGTGAAAAGCTGATTGCTAAGTCGCTTCGCAACGCTGCGCTCAAGTACTGCGAAAGAGAGAAAGCCAAGATCATCAAATACGACTTATCTGATCTGTACTACTACGACACCTCGGTAGTCGAGGCATTTTTACCAAGCATTATCCAAGAATCCTATGAGATGCCAGCCAAGATCCAAGACCTGAACTCTAAGTTCGGTGGTGGGGGAGAGGTAAGCGATGGCATGAACTGGCTCGTACTACGGGCTGACATTGCCAAGGCGTTCTACGCACTCTCAGAGGCTAAGCAGAACATCCTACGACTTGCCTTTGGCAAGGAGCATGGGGACTGGAAAGCACTATCAGAGACTCTAGCAACGACACCTGACGGTGCTCGCATGAAAGTCCAGCGTTCGCTGGCATCACTTGTACAACACCTAGGAGGATGGAAACCTTACGATGACCAAGACAACCAAGAGCAAGTCGGAGATGAAGCGAGTGGCAGTGCAGAACCAAGACAAGCCGAAGCCGAAGAATAACAACATCATCGTCGCTTGGTGCGACGGTGGCTCGGTAGACGGCAAGTTTGCTGAAGGTCTGGTCTATTCGATCCTAGCTGGCAATGTACCTATTCGATCTGCCATGCGTGTGCAGGGTAATCAGATCGGACGTCAGCGTCAGAACGCCTTTGATTACTGGTATGATTACACAGACTTTGACTGGATCCTCTGGATCGACTCAGACATCGTGGTAACCCCAGAGGTACTACAGAAGCTCTGGAATGAGGCAGATCCTGTAGCACGTCCGGTGATCTCCGGTACCTACTTCATCTCCAAGGAGAACGAGCAGGCACTGATGACGCCATTCCCATCTCTCTTCTCATGGACCGAGGACCCTTACAAGCTTGCCTATGTACATCCACTCCCAGTTAATTCTCTTGTTCGTGTCGGTGCTGCTGGCTTTGGCTTGGTGCTCATGCACCGCAATGCTGCTAAGCAGATGCGAGAGAAACTTGGCGATACGCCGTTCTTCAATGAGACTGGCGTTGGTGACAAGTTCGTATCTGAAGACATCAACTTCTTCCGACTCATGCGAGAAGCAGAAGTGCCACTCTACGCACACACCGGTGCAGTAGTACAGCACATGAAGCGCTTTTCCTTTGACGTTGACTTCTACAAGTTGTTCTGGGACAACGAGGAGCGTAAGAATGCTGATCGACCAGTCGATTGATTTCTCCTTTGATGGAGAGATACCTACCTTTGCCTGTATCTGCGGATCGGCAATGTTCAAAATTACCGTAATGTGGGACGAAGACACTCGTGCAGTGGGCTGGTATGACCTGCTGCAGGAGTGTGCCATGTGCGGTGCTACATCTACCGCACCCACGCCTATAGATGAAGGATTTGATTGTGCCTAACTACGACTTTAAGTGCGAGAAGTGTGGGTCCACCATTGAGGTGTACATGAACTTCGGCGAGTCTACATTGCCGGTTTGTTGCCAAACCTCCATGACCAAAGTATTCTCCGCTGTACCAATCGTGTTCAATGGAACAGGGTTCTACAAGACCGGAGGATGACATGTCATCAGACTTAATGGGCAGTACAGCAGTAATGAACTCAATTCCAACACCAACTGAAAAAGACTACGTTCTCGCCAAGGCTTACCTTGAGAAGCGTGGACATGAAGACATCATCGAAATGCTCGGTCTATGAGCCGTCGAGAGAATCTCTGGAGAGATGAAGCGTCTTGCTATAAAGAGGGAATTGATACCGAGGAATTTTTTCCTGAAGTAGGAGAAACCGTACACAAGACAATCGTCCAGCTCTGCAAGAGCTGTCCGGTTAAAGCAGAATGCTTAGCCTATGCCGTATCTATTCCAGAACTGCACGGTTACTGGGCTGGAACGTACTTCCGGGACAGATACAAACTACGTAAGCAGTTACAGACTGTTAAGTAGCAGAGCAGAAAATCGCCCATCAACATGGGCGATTTTACTGTAGCAGGAAAAAAAATCAAGCCGACACACCGATAAGGAGAAACAAATGCACAACTTTTTAATCTCAGTAGCAGGATCATTCGTAGGAATCGGTCTGTTGCTAGCCTTCACAGTCATCATCAACCTCTTCCTAGAAGAAGGCGAAGATCTCGAAAACGTTGTAGAGATCAACGAGCTATGGCTCGCTGTCATCGAGCTAGAAGAAAAACTAGCCGAACTGCAGAATGATTTCAACGACGCCATTGATGCTGCCGAATAATGCCAGCGATCAACATAGTCGATGAGTCAGGCACACTCGGGACACAGATCGGTCCCATCACGAACGCCATCGCATCATTCACCCAGCAGGTCTGTACAGCGTGGGGTCTCACGGGCTTTAGCGTTACACAGGGACTCGCTAGAGCCACTGCGGATTGGAACGTCTGCTTCGTCAGCAAGTTCCCAAATCTTGCAATGGAATCTACCGCTTACGGATACCATGAAACCGTCAACGGAATCCCAATCGCGTACATTCGAGTCGATTCTTACGGAAAGAGAAGCCCGCTGGGAACGTATGTCAAAGGCCTTTCAATCTTGGGTAGACAAATCACTAAGCCAAGCTACACACCGGGAATCGCAGCAGTAGCCATGCACGAGATCGCAGAGATGCTGGTTGATCCTCAGATCAACAAGACTGCCAAAGATTCCTTGGGTCGTAACTGGCTCATGGAGATCTGCGATCACACAGTCGGGAACTATCTCATCACAACTGCCCTAGGCACAAACGTGATTTGCCCCGACTTCACCCACCCATCCTTCTATAACCTTAAGGGAGTCGCTCCGTACAGCCATCTCAGCGTACCGACCGCCCCATTTACCCTACCTAAGGGCGCCTATGGGT